ATGATCCGTTTGCCATTCAATGGCATCAAAGGTGAAGCAGACTCAAAACAAGTCTACGTCCAAGTGCCATGCATGGAAATGTGGCAAGAGACCTGCCCAGTGCTTACAGAAGTCCGCACTTGGTTCAAGGACAAGGCACTTGAAGACATGGGTCGCAAGTATTGGAAAAAACGCAGTTACATTTTCCAAGGTTTCGTTCGCGAAAATCCACTCGGCGATGACAAGACTCCTGAGAATCCAATCCGTAGATTCATCATTGGTCCTCAGATTTTTGCTGTGATCAAAAGCGCACTCATGGATCCGGATTTAGAAGAGTTACCAACAGATTTGTTGCGTGGTTTGGATTTCCGTATCACCAAGACCAGCAAAGGTGGGTTTGCTGACTACAATACCAGCAAATGGGCACGCAAGGAGTCAGCACTAACTGAAGCCGAGCAAGCTGCAGTCGAAAAACACGGCCTGTTTGATTTGAGCACATTCTTGCCCAAGAAGCCAAGCGAAGCCGAAGTCAAGGTCATCAAGGAAATGTTTGAAGCAAGTGTGGATGGCCAGACCTATGATACCGAACGTTGGGGCCAGTATTTCCGCCCAGCAGGTGTCAATGCTCCGGCTGGTGGATCCGGTACCACACACACTGACGAAGATGCTCCAGCACCTGCGGCCCGACCTGCTCCAGCGGCGGCCAGCAGTTTTAACGACGAAGATGACGCACCAGCAGTGGTGTCGGCTCCGGTAGAAGCCAAACCTTCGACTCAAAAAGCCGAAGACATCTTGGCCATGATCAGGGCACGTCAAAAAGCCTGATTGATGCTGTCGCATTTAGATTGCATTATTTTTCCAGACCGCTGTGAGGTAATAGAAGTCATACCGTCACAGCGGTATGTGTATCCCATGTTCAAAAATGGTCGTTCAACTTTACATGATCATGCTGAGATTCACAAATGCCGTATTTTGATCAATGAGCAAATAAAAAAATTAAACTCTATTGACATTATTTTGCGAGACCCGCACGAACGATTGATATCAGGAATTAATACTTTTGTTCAAATGACTGCAAGCGAACATCCCGAACTTGATAGTAAAACAATATTGTGGTTCGCTCAAAATTATCTTTTTTTAAATCGTCATTATGCACCGCAATTTTTGTGGTTAGTAAACCTAGCAAGATATTTAGGTTCAGATACCAAGTTAAATTTTTTAGGTATGGATCAATTAGTTAATATAACGAATATTCACAGTAAACCTACTCGTGTAATGCCGGCAACTGATCAATTAATTAACCAACTAATCAATATACCAAATAACGAAATGTATCAGAGGATTGATCAAATTTTAGTAGGATGCATAGGTCAGTCTATTAATTTTAATCAATTGGTTCACCATATTCAAACGCAAGATGCAACAGCATATGAGCAGGTAGTTATACGTAGTCAACGGATATTAAAGCCAATTCATGCATTGTCCTAGACTTGATCATTTTGTAAGATTTAACTCCAACGGCACCGTGAGCCGTTGTGGACACATGGTCAATGCTCCACAGTTTGATACCTTGGCTGATATGGAATCTAGTATGTGGCTGGGCAAGACTCGAGAAAAAATGTCTGCTGACGTTTGGCCTGCTGAATGTGTGAGATGTCAAGAAACCGAACCCAACAGCATACGTCAGTATGCTATTGACCTAGATAAGCAAACTAATCAATTAGATTACCTGCAGGTAGGTGGAGTACTAGACAATGTGTGTAACGCGGCCTGCTTGAGTTGCAATGAAACCTTGAGCACCCGTATAGGCAGTCTCAATGGAAGAGTATTTCCTGTGTACAACAATCTTGATCGATTTTGGTCTCTGCCACAGGATAGAATTGTACACTTGGACATCAATGGCGGTGAGCCTAGTTTCAGTAAAAACTACAAAAAGATATTATCTAACCTTCCGCCCAATCTTAAAACACTGCGTCTCAATACCAATTGTAGCGCAGTTCTTGAACAACTGACAGACATAGCTCAGCGTGGCATTGAGGTTACGGTCACAGTCAGTTGTGATGGCATAGGTTCTGTACATGAACTCACACGTTGGCCTATATCGTGGCAGACATTCTATGACAATCTCATGAAGTATAAAACCATGCCAGTTCGATTGAATCTATGGACCACGATCAGTGTATTGAACATGGATGACCTTGCCAACATACAGACATTTGCTCAAGAGCACGGAATTGATCACAGTTGGGCGTATCTCAAACACCCAGCAGAATTAAGTGTGGATAATCCAGACTCTGCCGCTAGAGATTCATACATACTCAAACAGAAACTATTAAGAGATATAAAATGAAATGTTACAAAAAATTACATTGTGATAACATGAGTAAAATCAGTGATGGTATTTACAATTTTCTTTCTGTAAATACGACTATTTTAAAGGATTGCCAGCCGGGCTGGCATTTTGTAGACCTTAAAAAATTATTATCAACAGTGCCAGAATTACAAGAATACTTTCACAGCTTGAAACTAATACCAAGACACTCGGCGGTAACTATAGTCTTAGACAATAAAAGTTTGCCCGTTCACAGTGATGAACCGCCGGTGATAGCCAAGATCAATATGCCAGTTTTGAATACCAAAGGGTGGAGTAACCGTTGGTTTGATGGCGATCAACTGATAGATGAACTAGTGGATCAAGCTCAACCCATTGTTTTTAATTCCCAAATACCACATAGTGTGGTTCAATCTGGTGAAGTTGAGATTCCCAGGATCGTGGCCAGTTTTACATTTCACAATGAACCGGTGGAGTTATTAAAATGAAAATAGCAATTACCGGACACACAGCCGGAATAGGCCAGGCATTGGCTAAAGAATATTGTCTTGATGGGCACGAAATTGTCGGATTAAGTAAGCGTGAAGGAAACAATATTCGCAACACGCCTAAGATTTGTGATCAAATTGAACCTTGTGATGTATTTGTTAACAACGCACAGGCTGGGTACGCACAAACAGAATTATTGTTTGAAATGGCGCGGCGTTGGGCAGGAACAAAAAAACATATCATTGTGATCAGCACCATGATGACACAGGATCCTGTGTCGGTTCTTTCAGGGTTAGACATGGATCACTATCGTTTGCAAAAAGTTGCGTTAGAAAAAGCAGCCAGCCAAATACGCAATCGTCGACTTGGCGTAAAAATTACCATAGTTCGCCCTGGCAATATTGCTACAAGCCCGGACAAAACAGTTCCGCCCGCTGCTGATGTTAACAACTGGGCAAGAACATTGTTAGACTTACTTGATATGGCTAAAAATAATAATTTATCGATCCCGGATATATCATTAGGACCTATACACAAATGACTCCCAAGGACGTTCTAACAAACAAACATTTTTGTCCAATGCCGTGGACAGGGTTAATGTATAACTTTGACGGCAATGTTAAGAATTGTATTCGCAGTGATGAAAAAGCCGGCCTACTGGGCAATATCAAAGACACACCCATTGAAGAAATATTGTTGGGGCCGACGAATTTAACCAAACAAACCAACATAACCGATAACAAACCGGCTGCCGGTTGCCATACTTGCTATGATTTAGAGCACGGTAAACAAGGATTTGACATTATCAGTGATAGAATTTTCTACATACGAGAATTTAAAAAAACATCACTAGACACTTACCAAGTTAACAATTTTGATTTACAAACCATTGATGTGAGATGGACCAATTTGTGTAATTTTGCCTGCGTATATTGCGGACCTAAATTTAGTAGCAAGTGGGCCAACGAATTAAATGTTCGGATCGATACACCATCTGACCAAAAACTGGCTGACTTCAGAGAATACATTTATCGTCATGCTAAGAATCTCAAACATGTGTATCTAGCCGGCGGCGAGCCATTGTTGATGCGAGAGAATCTGGAATTGCTTCGAGAATTAAACCCCGAGGTTAATCTTAGGATCAACACCAATCTCAGCAAAGTTGATACTGGAGTGTTTGATGCTGTGTGCAGTTTTAAAAATGTTCACTGGACCGTGAGTGTGGAAACAATCAAAGATGAATTTGAATACATACGATTTGGAGGCCGTTGGCAGGACTTTTTGGACAACTTAAACACGATTAGAAAATTGGATCACAAGATAAGTTTCAACATGCTTTGGTTCTTACTAAATTATGATACAGTATTTGGGTGTGTGGATTACCTAAAAGAATTAGGATTCCACAACAACAGTTTCGTCATTGGAGCATTACTGAGTCCAGACTACCTAAATATTAGACATTTGCCTGAAAGTGTGTTAAACTCGTTAAAGACTAAATTGGAATCTAAGATCAACGAGCACCCTGGATACTTGCTTGAAGACAGTTATCGCAACATGCTACACTATATAGAACAACCAATTAAAAAGAACTTGACAACGTCATTTGAAAAATTAGCTGTGATGGATCAACGGCGTGGAGTAGACAGTAGCGAGATTTTTACAGAATTATACAAACTTAAAGAAGGAAAGTAATCATGGGCAAACCATTTGACGTATCAAAATTCCGCAAGGAAATCACAAAAAGCATCGACGGCCTCAGCATTGGCTTTAACGACCCCACTGACTGGATCAGCACAGGCAACTTTGCTTTGAACTACCTGATCTCAGGAGATTTCAACAAAGGCATTCCGCTTGGCAAGGTCACGGTGTTTGCAGGTGAGTCTGGTGCAGGAAAGAGCTACATCTGTTCGGGCAACATTGCCAGAAACGCACAACAACAAGGTATCTTTGTGGTGTTGATTGACAGTGAAAACGCACTCGACGAAGATTGGCTCAAGGCATTGGGTGTGGACACTAGTGAAAGTAAACTGCTTAAACTAAGCATGGCCATGATCGATGACGTGGCCAAGACCATAAGCACATTCATGGCTGATTATAAAGCCTTGCCCGATGGTGAGCGCCCCAAGGTCATGTTTATCATTGACAGCTTGGGCATGTTGCTGACACCCACTGATGTAAATCAGTTTGATGCCGGTGAAATGAAAGGTGACCTAGGTCGCAAACCCAAGGCACTCACAGCACTTGTTCGTAACTGTGTCAACATGTTTGGTAGTTACAATGTGGGCTTGGTATGTACCAATCATACCTATGCGTCACAAGACATGTTTGATCCTGACGACAAGATCTCAGGCGGCCAAGGTTTTATCTATGCATCAAGTATTGTTGTGGCCATGAAGAAAATGAAGCTCAAAGAAGACGAGGATGGCAACAAGATCAGTGAAGTCATGGGTATCCGTGCCGGATGTAAAGTAATGAAAACACGCTATGCCAAACCCTTTGAAGGTGTGCAGGTCAAGATTCCTTATGAAACAGGCATGAATCCCTACAGCGGTCTTGTGGACTTGGCCGAAAAGAAAGGCCTGCTCAAGAAGGATGGCAACCGACTGATGTTTGTGACTTCTGATGGCGAGATCATCAAGCAGTTCCGCAAGGCCTGGGAAAGCAACGAAGAAGGTTGCTTGGACAAGGTCATGGCTGATTTTGCAAATCAGAAGGAAACGGTAAGTACTGAAGATACAGCCATGGAGGAATAATAGATGTCAGTAGAATTGAGCCGAGAAATTTGGGATGAGATCAAGCGTTATGTAAACACAGTGGACCGTCAAGAAGCAGCAGAAACTTTGATCAATGTATTAATTGACAATGATGTGTCGGCCGACGAAATCCGAGACACATTCAAAGGTGACCCGGAAGTCAAACGTGCTCTGACTAGCTATCTCAAAGATCATGCTGATGATGATGAAGAAGATAATGAAGATTACAATGAGGACGAGGACGAGGACTACTAATGTGGTATAGCCGTGTCGTGGCCGACCTTGGTGCCATACCCGATTTTATAGCCCATTATGAACGTGAGCTGGAGGATGCCAAACGTGATGTGCGTGTAGGCGGACTGATTGAAAAAAACATCAAAGAACTGCCGGGCATCACCGAACACAGGTTCAATCAACTGCAAGAAATTGAAGCCATCTTAAATCATCTCAACATACAGTTGAGAAAGATACGCAGAAAACATTTCCAAAAATACCTGGAAGGCTATGCCCGTGCCCTGACCAGCAGAGATGCTGAAAAATATGTGGATGGTGAAGATGAAGTCATAGACTTTGAAACCATAATTAATGAAGTGGCCCTGTTGCGTAATCGCTGGCTGGGCATCATGAAGGGGCTGGATTCAAAAAGCTGGATGAGTGGCCACATTGTGCGACTGCGAACAGCTGGTATGGAAGACATACAGATATGAAATTTGTTCATCCCGGAGATAGCCATCGTCATAGTCTACAAACTCTGAATCAACTGTATGAATATGATGATTTCATGGGCAGCATCAGCAGCATGATTGACCTTGGTTGCGGCTCTGGCGAGGACTTGGTTTGGTGGGCTACTCGTACCACCCGAGATGAAAATCCTGAGCCTTTGAACATCAGATGCACAGGCATAGACCTGCAACCAAAAATACAATCGGGTACCCATCCAAACATTACGGTCACATCTGGTAATTTTGAACAAACCATAACGCCTCATCCTGGTGGATTTGACGTGTTATGGTGCCACGACGCATTCCAGTATGCTTTGAATCCTGTGCAGACTTTGAGCAGTTGGTGGCACATTGCCAGTCCAGGTGCCATGTTGGCACTGGCTGTGCCGATAACACAACGCATACATCATCGACAGCTGGCCTATGAATTGCCCAGTGGTTGCTATTATCATCACAGCATGGTCAGCCTGATGTACATGCTGGCCACTGCAGGTTGGGACTGTGGCGCAGGTTTCTTCAAACAAACTGTGACCGAACCCTGGATACATGCCGTGGTTTATCGCAGTGAACATCCACCTATCGATCCCAGCAAGGCCACTTGGCATCACTTGGTTGAACTGAATCTTTTACCAAAATCTGCGGTTGCCAGCATTTATGCCCACAGTGCCTTGCGCCAGCAGGATTTGATCGTGCCTTGGATTGATCATAGCCTGGCCAGCATGGCCATTCTGTAAATCAAATCAGACAATTTCTGGGCATATAAATACCCGCATGAATACTATTGTGGTTGTATCAGGTGGGTTTGATCCCATACACTCTGGACATATAAAACTAATCAAAGAAGCACGAGCTCTGGGTGATTATCTAATTGTGGGCGTCAACAGCGACGAATGGTTGGCCCGTAAAAAAGGCCGTGCATTCATGCCCTGGACTGAACGTCTGTGTGTGTTAAACAATCTGTCCAGTGTAGATGAAGTTTACACCTTCGATGATGAGGACGGCACTGCCTGTCATCTCTTACAACAGGTCCGCGCACACTACCCAACTGCACGCATTGTATTTGCCAACGGTGGAGATCGTACTCGAGACAATATTCCAGAAATGGCAGTTGATGGAATTGAGTTTGTGTTTGGCGTTGGTGGAGAAGACAAAGCTAATAGTAGCAGTTGGATTTTGCAAGAGTGGAAAGCACCCAAGACTTTACGTCCGTGGGGATATTATCGTGTATTGCATGAACACGGACCGCAGGTCAAAGTTAAAGAACTCACAGTGGAACCCGGACAACAACTCAGTATGCAACGACATTTGGATCGTGCTGAACACTGGTTTGTAGTTGAGGGAACCGCTGCGGTCTACACTATCAATCGCAAGAGTGATCAAGAATTATTAGGAGAGTTTACAACACATCAGCACATACACATCAATCGCTACGAATGGCATCAACTGTGTAACGAAACCGATCAACCGTTACGTGTGGTAGAAATACAGTATGGCGTCAATTGCGTTGAAGAGGACATAGAACGACAATGACACCAATTCCGGTATTTGTAGGTTACGATCCTAGAGAAGCTATTGCATTTCACACCTGCGTAAATTCAATTATTAGACATGCCAGTCAGCCTGTGGCAATTATGCCGATTGCATTAAATTTATTTCAAGACTATGAAGAAACTCACACCGACGGGTCAAATCATTTTATATATACTAGATTCTTAGTACCATATTTAATGAGCTATACTGGTTGGGCAATATTCATCGACGGCGACATGATTGTTCGCGACGACATAGTTAAACTTTGGAACCTGCAGGAAAGTCATGTTGATGTTATGGTAGTCAAACATGATTACAAAACTCGCATGTCCGAAAAGTATCTTGGTGCAAAAAATGAAGACTATCCAAGAAAAAATTGGAGTAGTGTAATCCTTTGGAACTGTGCCAATCATCCTAATAGAAAATTGACCCCGGAGTTTGTTCAAAAATCAACCGGCGCATACTTGCATAGATTCAGTTGGTTAGAAGACGAACGAATTGGTACGCTTCCTCCTGAATGGAATTGGTTGCCCGACGAATATGGTCCAAATCCTGACGCAAAGTTGTTGCACTATACCCTAGGTACCCCGTGCTTCCATGAATTTGCCAACACTCCACAAGCCGACGAATGGCACAAAGAACGCATGTTTACAGAATACTGCTTACAAAGAGGCATGCTATGATCTTGCCCTTGGCGTTAGTTGAACGATGGCCCAGTGATTATGATGGCAAAAAACCAGATCGCACTGAAATTAAAAATCAATTTGAAACTATAGAACAGGCCCTTAAACATACCACCCACGAATCATTACTGTTATATCGCGAAATCCTTTTGCTGGAAAAACATCGTAGAAATCCAGACTTTTTCCCAGTTGAAAATAAAAAATCAAAGTCACATAAATTTAACAAACAACTAGATCCAATTTTAGTAAGCAAAAGCAAACAACTCAGTGTACAACTCAAATACAGTGATTTTCCTGCCATGGTCATGGCCGCATATACTGATGCCCAACTTATGGACAAGTCTTTATATTGGGACAATTATGACACTATTACGCAACCTGTATTGGTTAGGGGTATAGCCAATGGCAAAATATGTAATCATGCTCAGAGTCTTGGCCGCGATTACTACTTTATGGAAAGTGGTTATCTAGGAAACTATCCAAGTCATCAAAATGATGGTGGCAAAAAGATATACCATCGCATTGTGAAAAACGCAATGCAACAAGATTACATGCTAGATGTACCTGATGATCGGTGGCAGGCCTTGTGTAGATTTAATAACGATTTAACATACGCTGGCTGGAGGCAGCCAGGATCAAAAATTTTAGTAGTTGCACCCAGTCAAAAACCTTGCAAGTATTACGGAATTGACCGCCAAGAGTGGCTAGCCCAGACTATAGAAGAAATTAAAAAATATACCGACAGAGAAATTGTAGTACGTGAAAAAACCTCTAGGTCGTCACGTAGTCAAAGTACAATCTACGACGCATTGGCCAATGATGTTTGGGCCACTGTAACTTATAACAGTATTGCTGCATTAGAATCTGTGCATTACGGTATTCCAGCATTTGCCCTTGCTCCTACTGCAGCCGACCCAGTTTGTAGCAAAGATCTTAGTCAGATTGAAACTCCATTTATACCTGATGAAAATTTTGTGTATAAATGGTTATGTTCTGTGGCCTATGGACAATTTTCATTAACTGAAATGCTAAGTGGTGAAGCCTGGCAAATTGTGTTAAGCAATGACGAACGACCTGTAATTAAACAATCATTAACTGTTAAATGATAGTCAAAAGTTATCTCAGCAGTTTGCCTCGACATGTCAATGGTCAAGAAAAAGTAGATGCACTAACATTTTTTGCTGAAGGCGCTGCCCGTTGTGGAGATACCGCTGACTGCACAAGATCTCAAACTTACGAAACTTGCGATGTTGCGGCTATTATTGGAAATGCATTTGATTCAAATCCAAAAAAAGTTAAATTAGGACACTATCAAGTTCGAAAGATGGTAATGGACACACAACAACGTCTTAATCGATATTGGCTTAGTATTGATAGTAATGTGTTCATTTACAAAGACGCTACCAATCCACACAAGTACCTGCGTTATAGTTTTAATGGAGTGTTTCCTAAAACAGGAATATATTGTAACGAAACTCCAGGAGAAGAAAACTGGAACAACATGCGTAGAGATTACAACATGGATTTAAAACCCTGGCGCACTTCTGGTAACCACATATTAATTTGTCTACAAAGACCAATGGGATGGAGCATGCGTGGATATAATTTAATGGAATGGTTGAACCACACACTTGTTAAAATTAGACAGCATAGTGACCGACCTATTGTATTACGTTGGCACCCGGGTGACTGGAAAAATTTTCCTACTAGTACGGATTTTTCCAAATTTGGTGTAAAAATGAGTCCACAAAAACGACATATAACCAAAGATTTAATAAACTGTTGGGCATTGGTATGTCACAACAGTACCCCAAGTGCAGTTGCACCGATTGAAGGGATACCGGCATTTATCACAGACGATCCTAGTTATAGCCAAGGTGGTGATATCGCCAACACTGATTTTAGTCAACTTGAAACGCCCAACATGCCAGACCGCGAGCAATGGATTAGAAAATTAGCCCAATGTCATTGGAGCTTTGAAGATTTAAAATCTGGACGTTGCTGGACACACATGCGGCAATATGTTACACCATCTGTTCTAGGTTCCATGTAAAACTTTGTTTGTGTTTGCCCCACTTATTTTGTTGTTCGGTAGCAATCTGCACTAGACCTGAATTTTCAAGATTAATGCTGACCACATTTAACCCAATGCAAACATCTGCAGGTATAGCACCATTTGTTTGTACCCAATCTATCAATCGTTGAGCACCATCTGGTTTTAATATGTAAGCCCGGGCACCTTCGTACCATTCCCCAGCCGGTCTACTCTTTTTTAAATTAAATCCTTCAAGTTTTAACACGTGATCAAACTCTTTGTTAGAAAAGGGTTTAAGAAATTCTATGTCATGTTCAAATATACCAATAGGTTGATTAAGTTCCAGGCATTGTTGCCATAACCTATAATGGCTAAGAAAACATCCACGGACCCCAGGTCTCTCCATCATATCTCGGCATTTGGCATTGGCACCGTTAATACCTATACCCCATCTAGCCCACCCAGCATTATCAGCCACAGTTCTACCATCTACTCCTGCAAACAATTCAACATTCCAAGCATGCTCTAGACCAGTGGCGAGTGCGTGGGCTGCCCACGCTGTACTGGTTTCAAATTGTGGAAGATAAATTATATAACTTTTCATTGTTTTTCTGCAACAGCATAAAAACTATGATTTAGATCATAACCCGGAGTTACAAAAATGTTTTTATAATTCCTTGATCGGTAATAGTCGCATAGATATTCTGATGTTAGTACAGAAAGATGTTTTCGGTTGATCCACGGTCTCCAGTAAGTTTGATCATAGTGTGGCAAATACAAAAACATTACTCCTCCTGGTTTTAATCTAGTAGTCCAATGATCCAATGCGTCAACCCAGTCTGGTAGATGTTCCAAACAATGAGAACTAAAAATATAATCAAATTCGTCTAGCGGAAGATTATAAGCATCGTAGTTGTCATCAAAATTCAAATCAATCATTTGAGCCCCGGGAAAAGCCCACTCGGGTCTGTTGCAACCGATATCAAGTCCATGTCCTGCGCATATTTTTTTAGCGAATGGCCAAGCATATTGTGCCGCAAAACCTTGACTTTGAAGTAAAGGATACAGTTGATTATTGTGAGAGATTGTTTCAATACTCATTGATATGGCATCCATTGTCTCGAGCCATCTTAAGATGGTGTTCCCACGCATTTTCGTTGCGATTGGTATAAAGATAGATATTTTTGGGCTGAAAGTAAAGTTGAGCTAGATGTAAATATCCGCTGTCAACTCCAATGTGATATTTGGCCCGACTCATTGCATATCCAGCGCCGGTTGCTCTACGTAAAGCCGGATCAACAGCGTCGCCCCCTACAACGACTATTTCACATCCTAGATCGGCAAATTTTTTATACAGTTGATCCACTTGCTCTTGTGTAGGACGCCGTTGAATACTTGTTGCATCTATTTGCATAGTAGCAAAACTTTCAGGTAAACAAATAGAATTACTTACATCGTCTGAATCAAGACAAGGAAAATTTTCAGCAATCAAGTAATCGTCGACCCAAAAAAATGGATGTAACGGTTTTTGTAGTTTGCCCGGATATTTTTGATAGTAATGTAATTCAGCATTGGGATGATCGGCCAACACAAGATCAAGGAACGCTTGATCAGTCATTGTAGAAGTTTTATAAGGTTTTAAAAATACAGTGTCTTTTGGAAATAATTTAATTACTTCGTTCCAGGTAGTAGGTTTGTCTCGATTATATTGATGACTTGCAATATGTAAGGTTGCGGCCTCACCGTGCGCCTGCCCGTAAAGGTAAGTCAAAAGACAACTATGAACTATGTCTCCAAATCCAGGGCAACTATATTGAAGATCTGGAATTCTTGTACTCCAGAAACGCATAACAACATTTTTCATTAATTATTTTCTTTTAATAATAGCGTAACCAAAACTACGATCATCATACACTACATATTCCCAATCGCCTCTAGCTACAAATTCATCAATTGCTTTTTTAATAGGAGGATATCGGGCATCATGAAATACAATATATTTGTTTACTTTTGGTGCATGCAGTTTAATTTCAGCACAGACATGCTTATAGGTGTGTATACTATCAACCATAAGCATGTCTACTGTTGACACCGGAACATTGGCATCAATACTACTGTTATGATTGAACACTAAACGGTCCTCACATTCTTGTTCAAACAAATGACGATGAGGAGCTATAGTATCAAAGTTAACGTCAACTAATTCAATATATTTTAAATTTGTATTTCCTACCCAAGCGGCTGCAGCACTCACACCCGACAACACTCCGAGCTCTTTATAACTGTCGCATTCAGTTATTAGACGTTGTATATGCTGGTAATACAAGATAAATTCTGGCCCGTATTCTTTAACAAAACACTCGCAGGCGTAATTATAAAACTCGAGTAAACTATTACATTGATTAAAATTTGGAATTAACATATTATTTCTTTATAACATAGACTTTTCTTGTTCTGCTTTGGATGTAGTCATCACCAAACATTTCTTTAATGGCTATCATAGTTCCTGGAATCCAAGGTACTACATCATCAAACCAAATAATACCACCTGGTACCATAAGCGGCAACAAATAAGCTACACTATCTTTAATTGCACGATATTGGTCGCAGTCAATATGTGCAAAAGCAATATTTTGCATAGTAACAGCACTGTTTGGAAATATTCCTTTGACTACAGTAGCATATGGCAACGCAGATTTGACCGTTTCATAATCAGTATCACTAAAATCTCCAACTTTATGATGGTCAATCTCATCTTGAAAAGGAATACCTTCAAAAGTGTCGTACAAGAACACTTCTCTATTTTGTTGTTGAGCAATCTCGCAAAAATGCCAAGCGGTGCCTCCTTGATACACACCTATCTCTACAAAAGCACCAGGTGGCGTAGATGCAGCAACTTCTCTTAATTCTCTTATTACTTTTTTGTTAACTTTTGTTGGTAACATTTTAATCCTTTTTCTTTATAATGTACACTCTACTAGGGCACCGACCTTTGATACCAGTGGTCTCAAAAGTGTCATCAATCGTCATATCTAATGCATCAACTAGATATCTAATTTCCTCATCGTGTATTTCTAACGGATCACTGGCCCTGCTATAATTGTCAATTTCAGTATAAGCGTGTTCAATATACAATATTCCATTGACATCAAGTTGATTTCGCCAAGTTGTTAAAACTTGAGTTGGATTGTAGCTATGATCAATTGCGTTGGAATATACAATGTCAAACAGCCCAACCCATTCACGATTTTCATTATGAAAATCCCATTGTACAGTCATTGGAAACTTGGTAGCAGTATGAGATATTTCTGTACCAATAATGGTAGCGTTGGGATAAAATTCTTTAAAGAATTTTTGTTCAGCAGCATTCCTAGTGCCGTGGCACAGTATATTTTTTGCAGTAGGCTGACGCTGATTTATTTGTTTAATAGTTGCTCGATCAACCCAAATATTATTAATTTTTCTTACATTGGCTTCAATTTGGG